ATCCGTCATCCGGTCATGCTGCCCAATTCCGAGCAGCTTGCGGATAGGCTGGCCAATGTGCGATGAGCCGCCTTGATGGTGCCACAGGGTCCAGAGCAGGGCGCCTTCCATCTGCTGGCGCTTCGGATGGTGTTCAATCGTGTCGGCATCCGGGTCGATGCACTCATTGGACGGGTCGCAGACGACGGCCATGCCCCAAATGACGCGGGAGATTGATCCTCGATTGAGCAGATCACGAAGCCCATCAATCAGGAGTTTGTACTGCTCCTGGTCGTCGGTATCAATCCACTCAATACCTTCGCTGTCTTGGTCACTGGAAAGTTTCGATGGGAAGTATCCGCGCTCGATGTCGTCAAGCACGTTGGCTATTTCCATTGCCATGTTGATGTCCTCCTCAGAGGCTTTAGCCATTTTCATTTTGAATGTCCTTTCCGGCGCCTGGCCGGTGTGAGAAGTACGCGGCGGGCAATGCCGATATCCACGCCAGCACGGGCCATGCAGAAAGCCGCGGCGCGAACGCTTGAGTATTCGCAAACGAAGATGCCAAGCTCGACAAGTTCGGATTGCTTTTGGTTTGAACGACGGTCCATGATTGGTTTCCAGTAGGCAATCAGAACAGCACAACAACGACTAGCCATGCCCAGGCAACGGTTAGCGCGATGCAATTGATGGCGACCAGACACAGGGCAGGGTCTTCGCGCAGTTCTTGGATGATGGGTTGGCGTTTCATGGTCAGACTCCTTTCTGCCATGGGGCGCGACCTTCACACATATCGATCAACATTTTTGATTGTTCGGCGCTAGCTGCGGCGCTAGCTGCGTCCCTAGCTGCGGCGCTAGCTGCGTCCCTAGCTGCGGCGCTAGCTGCGGCGCTAGCTGCGACCCAAGCTGCGGCGCTAGCTGCGTCCCTAGCTGCGTCCCAAGCTGCGGCCCAAGCTGCGGCCAGTTCGCCGTCAGTAGCTAATCCGTTGGCGTGGCGCTCTGCGACATCCAAGGCATCTTTGCTGCGCTGGTCTGTCATCAGGTGTTCTACTTGACGAGCGCACCAAACGGCGAATAGTCGAATGTCTCTGTCTCGTCCCGCGTTTTCGATGCAACACAATGCCCATATCGCATCTTCAATTCCGTTGCTGGCTAGAATTGAAACAATACTTATCAGGTCTTTATGGGGGAATCGGATATACGTCTCCCGTTTGCCATCATCATCCGAGAATGGCTTTCCTTGGATGGCGCGAACAACTTTGTTGTATCCGCCGATGCAGGCTCCGTTTTTGCGCAAATCGGCAAGGGTGACGGTAAATTTAGTTTGTTGATTACTCATGATTCGCTCTCCGTAAGCGAGTGGATAGGTGGATGCCCCCGGTAGGGGCGCCGGGATTTTTCGTACTCTTGACGATTCATGCTTGACATTTTGCACTCCGATGTAAAATGGTTGCTGCACAGTAGGCAATCACAGTATAGCAAACGGGTAAAAAATGGCAAACGAATCTTGCGCAGCAATCGGGGAGCGGCAAAGGGTCATGGATATGTTCAGGGCAGGGCGATCAAAGGCGGAAATCGCCCGCGAACTCGGCAAGGACAAGAAAGCCGTAGGGAAGATGCTGGCCCAGGCTATTCGGGAGAAGGCCAATGCTTGATCTTTTCGACAAGGCGATAACCACGCTGCTGTTTGCCTTGGACTTCATCGTGCCTCGCTTCATCACCGAGGATGTGGCGCTGCGCTATGTCGGTAATCCTGTCATGTCCAGTTTCTCCGAATGGGGAGACTATGAAATCGCCTGCAGCATGGACGATGTTCAACCCGGTGAAGAGTTCGATGGAATCGGTAGTGTCGATGCCTTCCAGTTCCTTGGCTTTGGGCTGACGTACCGGGTAGGGAACTTTCGCCCGTTCGTGAATCCGCATGGGGTTGGCCATGGCTGACGGGAAAGCGAAGCGCCCTCCCGTTGATTGCAAGTCAGCGGAGAGACGCCAGACTAAGACCAGAAAGATGACGCCAAAAGTGGCGCGATTCGTGGATGAATATCTGATTGACCTGAACGCCACGCAAGCGGCAATCAGGGCCGGATACTCCGCAAAGACAGCGCAAGAGCAGTCAAGCCGCTTGTTATCGAATGTTATTGTGCAGGCCGCCATCGATGAGCGCATAAAGGCCCGCGAGAAGCGCACCGAAATAACGCAGGACAAGGTACTTGCCGAGCTTGCGAAAATCGGCTTTTCCGACATCCGTAAGGCCGTTAAATGGGGCGATGGAATCGCCGTCAAAGATCCAGAATCAGGCGCGGTAGAGATTGCCAACGGCGTTGCTTTGGTCGGTAGCGATGAAATCGACGACGCTACTGCAGCATCAATCTCCGAGGTAAGCCAGACTGCCCAAGGCCTGAAGATAAAAATGCACGACAAGCGCGCCGCTCTGGTCGACATCGGCCGGCACCTTGGAATGTTTAACGATAAGGTAACGCTCAAGGGTGATTCCGAGAATCCACTGCATCTGCTGATGGGGCAACTCGCCGGCAAGACATTTAAGCCGGTTGAAGAATGATGGCTGACGTTTCGTTCCCGCCAATGGACGAAATGAGCGAAGAGCAGTTTTCTGTCGCCATGAAATCTCCAATGTGGCGGCTTGAAAACCTTTACTACATCAAGACCAAGAGCGCTGATGATGAAGACGAAGATGGTGACGGCGTTGTTGTCAAGTTCAAGCCGAACAGGGCTCAGCGGCGACTACTGGAGCGCCTGCACTACAAGAACCTGATCCTCAAGGCTCGGCAACTTGGTTTTACGACGCTGATCCAGCTCCTGTTCCTAGACTTCGCCATGTTCACGCCCAACCTGAACATCGGCGTGATAGCCCATACCGACGACGCGGCGAAGAAGATCTTCAAGAAGATCAAGTTCGCCTACGACCGGCTACCCCAGGCGCTGCGCGACGCCAACCCTCTTACCACCTGCAGCGTGCGAGAGATGGTGTTCAAGAACGGCAGCACGATTACCGTCGGAACGTCGATGCGCGGCGACACCATCCACTACCTGCACATCTCAGAATACGGGAAGATCTGCGCCAAGTTCCCGGATCGCGCAGAGGAAGTCGTAACCGGAACGCTTCCGGCCGTCCCTGACACGGGCATGGTGTTCATAGAATCTACCGCCGAAGGCCAGGACGGAGACTTCTACGACAAGAGCCAGCGAGCCGAGGCGCACTACAACGCAAAAACAAAGCTAACTCCCAAGCAATACAGATTCCACTTCTTCCCGTGGCACGATGAGGTTGGATATTCCATGCCTGCGGCTGGTGTCATCATCAGCCAGAAAGAGCATGAATACTTCGATCAGATCGAGGCAGAGCTTGGCAAGGTGATTACGCCTGAGCAGCGCGCATGGTGGATATCGACCCGAGACGAAACATTCTCCGGGCAAAACGAGCGGATGTGGCAAGAGTATCCAAGTACGCCGAAGGAAGCCTTTCAGCAATCGACCGAAGGCACCTATTACGCCGTGCAACTTGCAGCCGCCAGAAAGACCGGCCGCATTGGCATGTTCCCGCATGTGGACAACACGCCGGTAAATACCTTTTGGGACATCGGAAATTCGGATGGAACCGCGATCTGGTTCCATCAGCGCATTGGCGCCGAGAACCGTTTCGTCAAGTTCATTGAGGGCTGGGGCGAGCCGTACAGCTATTTCATCAAGGAAATGCAGAAGCTCGGCTATGTGTGGGGTACTCACTACCTTCCGCACGACGGCGACCACAAGCGGCAGCAGGGAGACAAAATAGCCTCGCCGTTCGATGAGCTGATCAAGTTCAAGATTGGCGGCAATTGGGTGATTGTTCCCCGCGTCGAGGATGTGAATCACGGCATCCAGAAGACCCGCGAAGTATTCGGGCAATGCACGTTCGATGAGTCTGGCTGTAAGGATGGAATTGCCCATATTAGCCAGTACAAGAAGGAATGGAACGCCCGCCTTGGATGCTGGGGAAGTAATCCACGCCACGACATCCATTCAGAAGCGGCAGATGCGCTCCGCCAGTTCGCCCAAGGGTATCGGGCCAAGTCAGTTATCGAAACACCGCGCCGTCGTCGAGACACACCAGATTGGCGCACCGCGTAGCCAGGAGATAGACCATGCAACCAATGACCGCTGTGATAGCAGGCCAGGAACAAGAGAATCAAGCCGAGGAAAAAGCAGAAGGCGAGGAAGACTGCGGCTGTCTGGATCTGCTGACCTTCACGCAATGGGTTCAGGAATGCCAGGATCAACCGGCGTGGCGCTCGAAGGCTGACCGCGAGTGCGACTACTACGACGGCAACCAGCTTGATTCGGAGGTGATGCGCAAGGCCAAGGAGCGCGGATTGCCTCCGGCCATTGAGCCTCTTATCGGACCAACAATCGATGCTGTGCTGGGCATGGAGGCCAAGACGCGTACCGATTGGCGTGTGATTCCAGACAGCGACAAGGCAAACGACGATGTGGCCGAGGCGCTGAACTACCGGCTTAACCAAGCCGAGCGCCATTCCAAGGCCGATACAGCTTGCAGCGAAGCCTACGCCAGCGAAATCAAGGTCGGTATCGGCTGGGTTGAGGTGGCACGTGAGCAAGACCCGTTCAAGTACAAGTACCGCTGCGGATCTATCCACCGGAACGAAATCTGGTGGGATTGGAAGGGCAAGCCTGACTTGAGCGATTCCCGCTTCCTGATTCGCCGGAAGTGGATGCACCGCAAGCAAGCGGCGCTGATGATCCCGGCCCAGGCGGAACTGATCGAACACGCGGGCGCCGGCTGGCAGCAGTTTGACCCCGGCATGTTGAGCCTTGAAGGTGGCGCCTCGACTGGCCTATCGAATGCGTGGCTGGATGAGCGCGGCTGGTCGATTGAAGAGCAGCAATGGCGCGACATCCACAATCAGCAAGTGTGTTTGTTCGAGGTCTGGTATCGGGATTGGCAGCGCGTGACGGTCATTACGTCTCCGGATGGCCGCGTGATTGAGTATGACCCGGCGAACATCATGCACCAGCAGGCCGTTGCTTTGGGCGCCGTCAAGGTTTCCTCGGCAGTGATTGGCAAGATGCGCCTCGCTTGGTTCATGGGTCCGCACAAGCTGGCCGACATGAAGACGCCCTACAAGCACAACAAATTCCCCTATGTGCCGTTTTGGGGCAAGCGCGAGGACCGCACCAACGTACCGTATGGCCTGATTCGCGGCATGATCTACCTGCAAGACGAGGTGAACGCCCGTATCGCCCGGATGCAATGGGGCTTGTCGGCCACGCGCACGACCCGCACCGATGGCGCCGTGCTGGATGATGATGATACGTTCCGCGATGAAGTCGGCCGACCGGATGCCGACATTGTTCTTGACCCCGAGGCCATGCGCCAAGGTGGCGTCTTCAAGGTTGAGCGCGACTTCGACCTGAATCAGCAGCAGTTCAACCGTCTGGTTGATGCCCGCGAAGGGATCAAGCGTGTCGGCAATATCAGCGATGCGTTCATGGGGCAGGGCGCCCAGTCGCAATCGGGTGTGATGCAGGCCGGATTGGTCGAGCAGACAAGCCAGAACCTCGCCGACATCAACGACAACTTCAAGGAATCCCGGCAGGCAGTCGGCGATTTGTTGCTATCGCTGATTATCGAGGACATGGGAAACAACCAAGAATCGGTCTTCATTGATGGCCAGTCGCTCAAGGATGACAGGGTAGTTGAACTGAATGTGCCGTCTGTTGATCCGGATACCGGCATCGAGTATCTGGACAACGATGTGCAGCGCACGCAGTTGAAAGTCACGCTGGCCGATGTGCCGAGTACGCCGAGCTTCCGGACCAACCAGCTTGCGGCGATGTCAGAAGCATTCAAGTCGGCGCCGCCCGAGTATCAGAAGGTGATGATGCCGCACCTGTTCAGCTTGATGGACGTGCCAAACAAGAAGGAGATCATCGAGGCAATCAAGGAGTTTGGAAATGGACAGCAGAGCGAAGAGCAGATCCAGCAGCGCATCAACGATGCCGTTCAGGCCGCACTGACCAAGGCCATGGTCGAACTGAAGACCCGCGAACTGGATATGAAGAAGCCGCTCATCGATGCCCAGGTCAAGAAGACGAACGCCGAGTCGGTCAACAAGAACGTCGAGGCTCAGTTCGGCGCCATCCAGACAGCACAGACCATCACGGCTATTCCGCAGACGGCGCCGCTGGCCGACATCCTGTTGCAGTCGGATGGCTTCGTGGATGCAAACGGAGGAACGATCATGCCGGCTGCGCCGGTTCCTGTGGCTGGCGCCATGCCAGCACATGAAGGACGCCCGGCCGAACTGGATACGCAGCAGGTAGAAGCCATCCAGCGGCAGCAGCCATCGACGGCGCGTGAAATTCTCGGCCGGCGCAATACGTCACCGCAATTTCCGGCTCGACTAGAAAATCCAGGCGCCGGAATGAACTTGGGAATAGAGGGTGGCGTAAATGGCTGACAAATACGGTAGATACACAATCATTCATGAGGTTGAAAAAAGCAACGGCATGCGCCGAGCCTTGTGCCGTTGCGACTGCGGAACAGAGCGGATCGTGTTTGTCAAAAATTTGAAATCCGGAAATTCAACATCTTGCGGATGCAGATCAGCAGAGGTAACGGCAAGTAAAAATTTCAAACATGGACAGTCAAAAACTCCGACGTGGCGCATATGGTCAGGAATGATTCAGCGTTGCAGCAGCGCGGCAACTGGTAAAAATAGAGAGTGGTATTTCGGGCGAGGAATTCGTGTCTGCGAAAGGTGGATGGACTATTTGAATTTCTTGGCAGACATGGGCGACCGCCCTGATGGAATGCAGATAGACAGAAAGAATAATAACGAAGGTTACAGTCAAGAAAATTGCAGATGGGCAACTCCACTAGAGAACGGAAGAAATACACGACACAACACGATTCTGACGTTTGACGGAGAGTCTTATCCTATTTCCGTCTGGTCGGAGAGGAAGGGATGGCCGAGACACGTCATCTGCAACAGGTTGCAGTATGGATGGCCTGTTGATCGAATTCTGACGGAGCCTGTGCACAAATCAAACCGATCAACGGCCAATCCTGGCCATCCCGCTAACCCGGATGTCGGCGTGAATGCCGGCATTGAAGGAGGAATCAAGTGAGCAAGAAGTCAGACGCGAAAGACTTTCAGAAGTATTCGGAAACCGTAATCAGTCCGGCTTGTGGCAACTGCAAGCATAGACGCTTCAAAGAAAAGCGGATTGATTCGCTTTGGAAATCACGCGTCAAAGAAGTCAGCAATAGCTGTTCTATCGGTGGGTTTGCTGTTAAGACGACGGCAACCTGCAATCTATTTGAGTTTTCAACCACGGAGTAAAAGCAAATGACCGACAAAGCAATCGAGCAGGAAATCCAAGCCAAAGGCTTTACCGCGCCGCGTGTTAAGCCGTCTGACATCGAGGCGAATATTGTCGATACCGAAATCGTCAAGCACGTTTCCAAGACAGGTCAGGTTTTGCGCTGGGCAATCCTGACCACGCGTAACGGATTCGCTGTCGTTGGCAAGCCATCGTGCTCCGTGTCGAGTGAAAACGACAGTGCAGACATTGGCGAAGAAATCGCCATCGGGAATTCCAAGGACGAGCTATGGCCCCTCATGGGCTATGAGCTACGCAGCAAACTGGTGTGGCGCGAAGGCCCGAGGACCGGCGCCAAGGAAGGCGGTGCCGCATGAAGCCCTACATCGGCGTCAAGCAGATCCGCGCCAAGGCGATGACCCGCGAGGAATACAACGAACTGCGCGGCTGGACTGTTCCAGCTGACGAGAACCCGGACGATGCTGGCTATCTGGTCGAGTACGTCGACGGTGGCCAGTCAAATCACCCTGATTTCGCCGGCTATATCAGTTGGTCGCCGAAGGATGTATTCGATCGGGCCTATCGCCAGACGGTCGGAATGACCTTCGGCCTGGCGATCGAGGCGATGAAGGCAGGAAGCCGAGTAGCCCGCATGGGATGGAACGGCAAAGGGATGTGGCTTGCTCTCGGTCAAGGCTGTAAGGATCTTCCGGCCGATGCGTTCTGGAATCCGCATACCAAGGAATTCGCCGAGAGCAATGGCGGAAAGGCCGACGTTCTTCCGTACATCATCATGAAGACGGCGGCGGGCGAGGTTCTTATGGGATGGCTGGCTTCTCAGTCCGACATGCTGGCTGAAGACTGGGTGGTAATTCCATGAAGGAACTGGGGAAAAAGGCATTTGACTTTATTCCCTTGGTGGTAGACTAATGATTGATTGCTGTGAAGCAATCTTGATCCCGTAGCTGGAGCTTCTCGCCGTAAGGTGGGAAGCACTGTTTTAAACCGCTCACTACCGCGTCACGGCGAAAAGTGATCGGCTGCAACGCCGTGATGGCGTGGCATCCCGAAGATGGAGCGTGATATGTCAGGTCGTAACATTGAAGATTTCTTTCAGGATACTGCGGCGTTTGATGCCCTATCCGACGAAGACAGGGCGCGGCTATTTGCCGGCGAATCCCTGGAGGGCGATACCGAAACCGCGAAGGTGGTAGAGGAAAACATCGATCCGCCCGACGATGTGATTGTCGATCCGAAAGAAACCGAAACCACCGCCGTCGTTGAACCCGTTGTGTTGGCTAAAGATGGTCAGCACACCATTCCTTTTGCCGAACTGGAAGCAGCACGGGAACGCGCACGACAGCTTGAGCAGGAATTGATTGCTCTGAAATCAACCCCGGCGACCCAGCAGCCGGCAGAGAACAAAACCCCCGAAGGTGAAGCCAATCAGAACACCGAATCGAACGAAGACAAGTTGCTTCGTTTGCGGCGTGAAGAGCGGGAAGCGATGTATGCGACGGATACCGAACTGGCTGAGAAGTTGGGTAAGGAAGCCGACGCACTGAATCGCCTCATCGCCAAGGAGGAAATGCGTTCCGAGAACGCAGAGCAAGCGGCGCAGGACAAGGCCAAGGAAGAACAGGAAAACGCAGTTGCCGATGCACTGGCCCGCGCCGATGCACTGGTCAGCAAGTTTCCTTTCCTGAAGCCCGGCACCGAGACAACCAATCAGGACGCTATTGATCTGGTGGTTGCCCAGCGC